TTGGCTTGATGAGGCTATTAACCAAGCACAACACGCAGAAGCAACTCTAAACGAGTTTAAGGAGTAAGCATGGACGCTATCCAACCGGACGTGGACAATGAGGAAGTAAAACAGGAAGAAGCGCCTGTAATCATGTCCAGACAGCAAGAAGAACTGGAACGCATTGCAGAGAAAGTGGGTGATGATCACGAATCAGAAGGCTCTTATAAAGACGAAGAGACTCCACCCGCAGAAGAGTTACTAAACCCGCTCAGAAGAGATGGTGACACGTTTTATGCCACCGCAAAAGTGAACGGGGAGGCAGTGGATGTTCCTTGGGACGAGGTATTAGCCCAGTACCAAAAAAACTCTGCCGCAGACAAAAGACTTCAAGAGGCCGCAGACCGCCAACGAGAGTTGGAAGAATATGAGGCCAAGTTGAACGCTTATCGGCAAGAACTAGCCGATCAAGCACCCATTAGCCAACCATCTACGGACGTTGGCGCTGAACAATCGCTATCTTCGGACGCGACTGATGCGCTATACGCGCAATACCATGATGCCCTTTTCCAAGGCGATGAAGAAAAAGCAAGCAATTTGCTTAAACAGATTCGCTCCGCAGAAAAGCCAGCGCCTCAAATTGATGTCAGTACGATCATTGAGAGGACAAAGGCCGAAATGCGCGAAGAGGAGAAACAGGCCCGTGATCGCGGGTATGAAATGAGAAGGCAAGATGCTGTGAAGATGTTCCATGATGAATATCCCGACATCTCAAGCGACTCATCATTACTCGCTGTTGCTGACCGCCGTTCCGCAGAACTCTATAAAGACAACCCTACCCGCGATCCGTGGGACATCATGCAGGAGTGCGGCAATTTTGCCCGTGACTGGCTGAAGTCTCATGTTTCTCAAATGGGCGGTGAATCGAAAGACGTGTCACGTCAAGAGCGCAAGCAGAACATGGAAGAAGTTGTTCCTAAAACCGTTAGAGCCAGCATTGGCGAAGACGAAGTAGAGGCGACTTACTCCGACATCATCTCGGAAATGAAACAAGGCAGGAATCAACCCGCCTAATTTCTTCTTTTAACTTTTGACAAAAGGTACATAACAATGGCTGGACAAGTTTGGGGAACAAATACCCTCGGTGGGTATATGTACTCCCTCAATCTCTCCAAGGAATTGCGTATGTCTTTGCGTCCGATTGTTAAATTCCGTCAGTTCGCAGATGTTAAAGATGCGTCACACCAAGGTCTAAACAAGGGCGACACTTTCCATTGGAATGTGTACTCCACTGTTGCGACGGGTGGTGCGGCGCTTACTGAAGGCACGGCGATTGCTGAAACGAATTTCACAATCACGCAGGGAACCATGTCCGTCACGGAATATGGGAACAGCATTCCTTTCACCTCCAAACTGGATGATTTGTCTGAGCATCCTGTGAAGGAGATCATCCACAAAGTCCTCAAGATCGACGCGGCACAGGTGCTTGACGGTTTGGTTGCAGACCAGATCGACACCACACCTTTGCGTGTTGTTCCTGCTGGGCCGACTGCTGGTGGTACGTCAACCGATACGGTTGTTCTGACCACTAACGGTACTGCAACCACGACCAACGAAGTGGCTCTTGGTAAAGATCACATCAAGGCAATCGTAGACGTAATGAAGGAGCGTAACATTCCCTCTTACGAAGGCGATGATTATTTCTGCCTTGCGTGGCCTACCACGTTCCGCACCCTCAAAAACAACTTGGAGTCGATCAATCAGTACGTCGAATCCGGTTTCCAGATGATCCGCAACGGTGAAACTGGACGTTACGAGGGCGTTCGCTTTGTCGAGCAGACCTATCGTGCCAAGGGCGGAGCCGCCGCTGGTATGGGTACTGCCGCTGGAGCATGGTCGAAGGGTTTGTCGGACTGGGCAATTTTCTTTGGCTCCGATACGGTTGCTGAAGCGGTTGCTATCCCCGAAGAAATTCGAGGAAAAATCCCGACTGACTTTGGTCGTTCCAGAGGTATCGCTTGGTACTACTTGGGAGGCGCTGGCCTCGTTCACTCTACTGCATCTGAAGCCCGCGTTGTTATGTGGGATTCGGCGGCTTAAAGGGGGTACGTTATGGCACAGTCAACTCAGGGAGTCGGCGTAAAGTCAGGTCTTTCGGATCAGCAGAAGATCACCTCATCCCTAAAGGAACTGGGCCTTGCCGCTACTGGCAAGAACCAGCGCCCGATGGGAGTCGGTACTTCTAGCAAAGCCCCGCAAGGGACTACGTTAGACCCAAAGCGTTAACCGCAACAAGAGAAGGGGGGCATTAGCCCCCCTTTTTCTTTTAGGAGCAAAGATGTCTTTAGACAAAATTAAATGGTTCAAGATGGAAGCCAACATGAAGGATTCTTCTATCGCTTGTCGGTACGGAGACATGGGTACAGGTTACGACGATTACGAGTCGGAAGGCCATGCTATGGAAGCACACCATGTTGAAGGAGATGAGTGGAAGACAGGGGTGGTCAGCCCAACGCCTATGCATAGTTCAGTTCGTATGTCATGGACGTGGCCGACCACTGTTCGCAAGGTAATGAACAAAGCCTAAGTAAGGGATTTAAACAATGGCTTTAGGAAACGGAAATTTAGACGGCCCCGGTACGGATGCTGATGGGTTAGGGCATGGCGCTGGAGCGCAAGGCGCAGATCAAGACGGAACCGAAGGTGGCCCTTCCGCTGATTACGGAGGTCAAGGCGAGTTTGATGGGCTAGGTTATGGCAATTCCACTGATACGGATGCTATTGGAACCGACGCCAATCCAACAGAAAGTCCTAACTACGACGCTTACGACAATACCGAAACCGAAACTCATGGGCCAACGTTTACTGGCATGACATCTCCGATGTCTACACAGGCGAGTAATCTCTCAAAATCAAAGTCGGCAAAAAGCGCCGGGTATAAAGGGCCGGGTAAAAGAGGGTTTTCCCCTCTGGGTTATGAGCGCCACGAAGATAATTCGATGAACATCACCGAAGCAACTGTAAGAGATTTCGTTGATCGAGTTAGAACAATTCGAAACCCAAGAGAAAAAGAAAAAGCCGTTAAAGACTTCATGGAAAAGCACAAAATGGGTCTTCGTGAACTCTCTGTTAAAAACGCTCAAGATACAGATTTAGGTTTGTTCGGAATGATTCCGGGTGTGGGCATGTTGAATATGTCTCGCAACTTATTGATGGGCCTTTTTGAAAAAATGGGACTTACGCCCGGAGTCAACACTCCGGCAATAGATGCTTTGGAGCAGGAGGCCCGCAGTTTGGGGTTGTTGGACAAAGAAACCAGTGAGCCAACTGAAGGCCAGTTAATGCAACTTTGTAATAACACCCCCGGTTACCAATGGAACACAGAAACCAAAACCTGTGAAAAGGTTTCATCCGATGGTGTATAGATGAGAGTAACTCATGTACCGAAAAAGAAATGGCAAGAATTAAGTAACGGACAATTAGGAGGGAAAAGGAAAGATACCGTATGCCTTATTAGATACGGAGGGTTTGGAGATTTAATTCAAGTCAGTTCAATTTTTCCTCTTTTGAAAGCGCAGGGAAAAAAGGTCTGCGTTAACGTAACTGAAAATGGTTACGACATTTTAAAAAATGACCCAAATATCGATGAACTGCTGATTCAAGCAACGGATCAAATCCCTAACGAAGAACTCGGAGAGTACTGGAAGCGGCTTCGTAGGATTTTTCCTAGCGTCATAAATCTAGGTGGCATTGTTGAGCAGGGATTGTTGCTGTTGCCCAACCACTCTTTATACAACGGCGACAAAACCGAGCGGCATAAGAAAGTAAATAAAAATTACTCTGAAGCACTTCACAACAAGGCGCGAGTTCCACACCTTTTTGATACAAAATTTTATCCAAGTACTTCAGAAAAAAAATGGGTAACGGAGCAACGCAGAAATATGCGGCTCGGCTCTCAGCATTACGTCATCGTTGTTGCTCTCTCTGGATCATCGGTACACAAGGCGTATCCATACATGGATGCCGTGATTGCGTATTACATGATGGAAGAGCCAACAGCCCGGTTTGTTTTAGTCGGTGAAGAACTTTGCAAGATGCTTGAGGTGGGTTGGGAAAAAGAATCCAGAGTATTTTGTAAGAGCGGCGACTGGTCAATAAGACAGTCTCTCGCA